CTGATGATTCAATAAATGAAACTTCAGAAAATGAAATATCTCAAGATGCTGATACATCTGAAGAACAATCTGAAGATAATACTGATGAAACAGATGAAGAAAATAAAGCCGGAAAAAAATCCGGTAAGGCTAAAAAGTAGGTGCTGATATGGCATCTACTTTTATTAATAAAGATGAGATATTAAGGAAAATCAAGCTATTGCTGAATATAAAAACTGACAATAACGACGACAAGTTAAAATATCTTGTTGATCTTATAGTCGATGAGGTCGGAATATACACTAATATAAGTAATAGCAAGTTACCTTCAAGGCTTGAAAATATAATCGTTGATATATGTACAAAGTATCTAAAAGTAAATAATTTTGGCATTGAAACTATAGATACAGCAGACACAAAAAGTATCAAACGTGGCGATACAACTATTGAATTTAATACTTCTAATATATTATCAACTATGAAAAGTGTAGGATATATTGAGCAGGAAATAAGACTGCTCAATAATTTTCGCCGTGTAAAGATGAGGTGATGATATGAATGAAAGGTTGATACTATCAAAGATGTATTTTGATGTTGCTGACATATACAGAATAAGCCAGGTAGAGGATAATGACGGCTTAATGAAACAAAATCGTCAAAAGATCTATGAAGATATCAAATGCTCACTTTCAAAAAAAACCATATCATCACTAAATCCAGACACAAATACAAACACATTGATTATGAAACATATGCTATTCGTATCTGATGAGATAGATATAAAGCCGTCTGATATAGTCTATGTAAAAAATAAAAATGAGTATTTCAAAGCTGGAGAGGGCTTGATATATCCTGCTTCTCACAGTGAAATACTGCTTACTCAAAGTGAGAAGGTGAGTATATGAGCGTTGATTATTCGGAGTTTATTGCATTTAGAGATAAATTTGAAAGACTTAGTAATGAATTTGAAATATTTTTAAAAAAATTCTTAATCAAGCAAGCATTGGACGTACTTGCAAAGACGAAAAAAAACCACCCTACAATCACAGGATTGATGAAAAACTCATGGACAATAGGCAATCAAGGAGTAGCACTAAGGAAAAAAGTATTAAAAAACGGCAAGATAAAATACAGCTCAGTGGATACTGCATTTGTAGATAATGCGTCGCTTGCCAATGTCGAAAGAGACGGAGATGTGCTAAAAGTAACAATATCAAATGCTGTCGAATATGCAAAATATGTCGAATATGGACATATTGATCGTGGTCATAAGAAATGGGTAGAAGGATGGTTTATGTGTTCATTAGCAATAATTGATGTGAAAAAGAAAATTCCAAAAAGGTTTCAAAGAGAGTTTGAAGCGTGGTTTGCAAGTTTTAATTTTTAAGAGGTGCATATGCTTGAAATAGACAGACTACTATCTAACGTATTAAAACAAAATTTCAAAGATGTGAGCATCTACAATGAACGTGCTGAAAATATCAAAAGTCCTGCATTTATCATAAACGTGGTACAAAACAGTTTTGATAAAAAAGTTGGCAATCTGTATCAAAACGAAGTTAATTATCAGATTGTATACATTGAAAAAGAAGATAAACAGTACACCACAGACTATGAAACATATCAAAATATAGCATTTAAACTCTATGATATCCTTGAACTCATAGAAGTCAAAGACAAGAAGCTCAAAGGATATCATATGAACTATAAAGTGCAAGATAATACTTTAATGTTTTTTATTTCGTTCAAAGTAAGATATTACAGAGATAACAAGCAAGAGCTAATGCAAAAATTAAAATTGAGAGAAAATAAGAAAGGAGATTGATATGGCAGGTGGTAAGTTTTTAACATATAATAAAGCACTTCCGGGTGCATATATAAACTTCAAGAGCGTGCCTGCTCCGGCATCAATAGTCGGCTCAAGAGGTATAGCGACAATGCCACTACCCCTATCATGGGGAGAACAAGGCAAGGTTATAAAGCTACTGTCTACAGACCTTGAGGACGGCAAGTCACTGGCAAAGGTCGGTGTAACTGCATTTGATGACGAAGCAAAGCTGATGAGGGAATGTCTAAAACACTGCTATAAGCTCTATGTGTATAGAATTGACACAGGCGGAGCAAAGGCAAAAAAGGTCGAAGGAGTTTTGACTATAACAGCAAAATGTCCAGGAGTTTTTGGAAATGAAATAAAGATAGTAACAGAGAAAAACAAAGACAATGTAAATATTGATGTAAACACGTATTTCAAGACAAAACTTGTAGATAAGCAGACAGTTGCCAATATAGGCGAATTAAAAGCGAATGCCTTTGTTGAATTTGAGGGGACAGGAGCTGTACCTATCCATGCAGGGATAATACTTGAAGGTGGCACAGATGGGACAGTCAAGACAAATAACTATACTGATTATTTGTCTGCTATGAAAGAATATCAGTTCAACACGATGGGAATACCGTCTGAAGATACAAAACTTCCAAGCGTTGTAAAATCCTATGTTCAAAATGAAAGAGATAATGCCGGAAAGAAGATACAAGCTGTAGTATATAACTATAACTCAGCGAATTTTGAAGGTATAATCTCTGTAAAACAAGGATATAAGACAAAAATTGAAGAAATAAAGCCACACGAGTTCGTTGCGACGGTGACAGGCATGACTGCAGGAGCGGAGATAAATCAGTCCAACTGTTTTAAAATTATTGAAGCTGCAACAGAAATAATAAATTTCATTGCAGAAGATGATTTAGAGCAAGAAATCAAAAATGGTTGGTTCTTGCTTACAAAAAGGATGGATGGCGAAATAGTAGTGCTGGATGACTTAAATACCTTCACTGACTATTCATCTGAAAAGGATGATGACTTCGGTAATAACAGAGTAATAAGAGTATTTGACGAGATAGGAAATACAACTCGTCTTATATGGGAAAAATACTATGTTGGCAAAGAAAACAATAATAAGCAAGGCAGAGATGTATTTAAACTGCAACTACTTAAGAATTTTTACGAACTGCAAAATATCACAGCAATACAAAATTTTTCCGCTGATGACGTTATTGTAACTATGGGACAGAAAAAAGATGAGGTAAAAGTAGATGTATATATCCAGCCTACTGACTCTATGAAGAAGCTCTATATGACAGTATATGAAAGACAGAATATAAATTAAAGAGTCTATAAATACAGTTTAATCAGTATTTAAAGACTCTTTTCTAATGCAAAAAAACAGGAGGGAAAAATGGGAGAGTATTTAAGATCCGAGGATTTCGTCAACGGCAAAGACGGACAGATACAGCTTGTAGTTGACGGTGAGATAATCACGTTATATGGCTCACAAAAATTCAAGGCATCAAGCACGCCTGAAACGTCTGAAAGAGGTCAAATCGGAACAAGAAACAAGCAATCTAAAATAAAAGGCTTTAAAAATAAAATATCTATCACTGCAGATTATTGGTTCGTCCAAGTAATGACAGATATCTTGAAAAAATACAAGAAAACAGGCATATTCCCTAAAGTTGATTGTCAATGTGTCAATAATGACAAAGGCACATCACTTGGCATTATGTCCAAAGTATATTATGACCTTGTTCCTGATGGTGATATTACACTACAAGAACTTGATGAGTCAAAGGATGAAGGTCTTACTACAGATGCTACATTTACTTTTAGAGACTGGGACGAACTTGAAGCGTTTAAACGTCCGTCAAACATTGGAAGAGAGTAGAAAAAGGAGAAAAACATGGAAGAGACAAGAGATACTGAAGTAATTGAAAAAGAAGAGCTACAAGGCGAAAATATAATGACGCTTGAAGACTTTTTGGCAACACATAGCGTTGAAAATCTTACTGAAGATATAGTGTTAAACGAAAGATTGAAAGATTTTAAATTTACAATAGGCTCTATGACAAAAGATGAACTTGAAAAGTATCAAAAATTATGTGTCATAAGAGATAAAAAAGGAAACGTGCTAAAACAAGACTCAATGAAATTTTCCGAGCTTGTGATAATTAATCACCTACTATACCCTAACTTCAAATCTGCAGAGTTTTTGCAAAAGCTGGGAGTAAATACACCTGCTCAAGGACTTTCAAAAGTATTAAAAGTCGGAGAAATAACAGCACTTTCAGACAGAATAATGAAATTTAACGGATTTGATGAGGACTTTGAAGATATAAGAGTAAAGGCAAAAAACTGATAGAGCAAAGAGATTACTTAACATCTGTCTATCGAGGAGTAATTGCCAACTACGGCTTTATACGACCAAGAGAGTTTTTAAAGATGGATGAAAAAGAGATCGCTTTGCTCGAAGTAATATTAACAGACACACAAAAAGAAATGGAGAAATTGAAAAAATAGGAGGATGTGAGAAGAATGGTAGAAACCAGGTTAGGCATGAATGACAATATGACAAAGGTTCTAAAAGGCATAGTAAAAACTCTTAATACTGTCATAACAGCCCTACAACGTCTTGATCAAGCGTCCGCATCCTCCGGATCTAATGCTCTTTCACTTATGAGACAAGAACTGATATCTGCAAAAGTGGATATCGCTGAATTAGATGCACTGTTAGACAGTATGGGAGAAAATGCTCCGCCTGATCCTTTTCGCTCCTGGAGAGGAAACTTAATGTCATTGAATGCTGGTATACAGCTACTTTCAATGGCAATAAGAAAAATCGGCAATATTGCAAATATGGCTGACGAATATACGTCAGTTAATGCAAGATTAGGACTTATAAATGACGGACTGCAGACACAGTATGGCTTACAAAACAAAATTCTTGCTTCAGCAAATAGAACAAGATCGTCATATAAAGAAACTGCAAATCTCATATCTAAAATAGGTATGACAGAAGCAATAAAAGGAAATGACAATCAAATTGCATTCGCTGAAAAAGTAAATAAACTTTTAAAAATTGGTGGCGGTACATCTCAGATGAATAACTCTGCTTTATTACAATTATCACAGGCGTTATCATCTGGAAGATTACAGGGCGATGAGTTCCGCTCACTTAGTGAAAATGCACCTGCCTTAATGCAAAACATTGCTAAAGGAATGGGTGTAACTAAAGGTGAACTCAAAAAACTTGCATCTGACGGTAAGTTAACTACAGAAACAATAATTAATGCTATAAACAAGATGGGTGGCTCAATAGACGAGCAATTCAATAAACTGCCGAGGACGTTTGGCGAAAACAAGGTAGTTTTTGAAAATATGGTCGGCACTTGGCTGGCAAGACTTTCGTCTACTGAGGGAGCATTAGGTCAACTAAATCAAAGATTTACAGACTTTGTAAATTTCCTATCATCACCGCAAGGAGTAGAGTTTTTGGACAATATCGGTATGAACCTTGGGATAATAACTGGATTTATACTATATATTTTCGACTCAATTGGTTACGGTATTGGTGTAATCAACGACTTTGGTGGAGTATTTGAAGGAGTTTTTGCTGGAGTAATAGTAGCAAGCTTATTAATAGTTATACCTATGCTATGGTCTATGATTCCACCAATTTTAACACAGGCTATGGCTTGGATTTTGGCTCATGCTCCAATATTACTTATAGCCTTAGCAGTTGGTGTACTTGTAGGAGTTATAAGGCATTTTGGCATTACATCTCAGCAAGTAGTTGGATTTGTAGGCGGATTATTTGGTGGTCTAATAGGATTCTTAGTCAATATTTTCTTATTTTTCTATAACTTTATTGGTCAAGTTGCAACATTTTTACACAATGTATTCCATGATCCTGTATTTGCCATAAAAAATCTTTTTTATGGCATGATTACAAATGTAATGAGCTTTTTCCAAGGGCTCATAAACGGAATAATAGATGGACTTAATGTTGTAATAAGAGCTGCACGAGCAGTAGGAGCAAGTGTAGAAGAACTGCAACATGTAGATTTTACATCAAAGATAAAAGCACCGACATCGAACAACAAAAATGTAAGAACTTGGGAAAACAAATATGTAGATGTAGGTGATTTCTCACAAAAAGGTTCAAAATTCGCCTTAGAAAAACTTGATAATCTGAATAATACACTTGGAAAATTCAAAATTTCAGGTGGTGGTGGAGTGCCTTCTGTCGGTTCTGCTACAGCAATGGGAGAAGGCAAAAATATAGGCGATGTGGGAAAAGTCGGCAAGGTCGGCTCTATAGAAAAAGATGTGAAGATATCTGATGAAGATATCAAGATGTTGTACCAAATGGCTGTTGGTGACAGAGTAAATCAGATAAATCTGACAGTTGAAACCAAGGCACCAAAAATCGTAAATAATAACAATATCAGCAGAGATGTTGATATGGATAATGTCTATGAGAAGATAGCTACAGCACTATCAAACGAGGCTAATATTTCAGTTAAAGAAAGTTATTAATATGTAATTAAGAGTAGAAAATGCAAATTCTACTCTTAATTTTTAGGAGTAAATAAT